TCCTACTGGAATCAACTGAGAACTTGAATAATCAACAACTCTCGACTGAGACTGTACATCTTCAGGACCGGCAAAGACAATCGTTGCTGCGTTACGACTGAGCCTTCCCCCTTCCTCTATGGTATCGACTTCTTCTGGGGTTAATACATCCCAGAAGTCATCTATCACACTTCCTACACTTTTATATCCATCCTCAACAATCATATCTGAATCCTCTATCTTATAACTCTCTCCAGAACCAAACGTAGATATATTAAGAGGATTACGTTTACTTATTGTAAGATCATTATGTATTATATCCACACCAAATATCTCTTCTGCTGCCACCAGGACATCCCAGAATGCATCACTGAATGTGGTACGCATCTTCTGAGTATACCAGAAATATGATAGTATGCTGGTACCCATCTTCTCATGCATATCATTGAAATCATAGTCCTGGTAATGTTTTAACTGACGGAATCGTCTTGTTGCCTGTTCTTCTGAATATTCTGGATTCTGTATTTCAGAGACAATAAGATTATATATCTGGTTTCGTAACTGTTCTGACTTGCCAGATACCGCATCTTCATTAATTACTCTTACTCTCCAGTCATATCTTCGTTTTGTCTCTTCTCCTTTAAGAACACTGAACTTGGATAGTTCAATAGGATAGTTCTGGATCTTAGCTGGAAACTTGACTCCCTTTATTCCCATAGGATTAAATGCACGTTCTATATCTGTCTCATCAATAATACCATTGGCAAGATCATAGTTTATTTTCTTATTTGCCTTAGTCTTCCGGATCTTACTTGTGTCATTAGTAGTTATGGTGAGAGCAGCTTCAATGCATTTAATTCCCCATTCTTCTGTTTTTTCTCGCATAGGTAACTTCTGTGCAGGAAACTGAGAAATAAATATTGCCATTTTATTTTAGTATTTGGTAAGAATTATACAAAATTATAATATTATTCTTAAATCTATTGTCTCTTTAATTCACGTATTCTATTCAACTTTTCAAATGGATCAGTAATAGATTTCATCTTCTCCTGGAACATAGGCATACGTGCAAAGAACGGACTAACTGTTACCTTTCTTGGTTGCTCATCTGGTATCCATTTAGCCAAATCTTCTTTTAGTATCATCAACATACCAAGTGCCTTAACACGGTCATAGTTACCTTCTTCCCAATAATATATGAGTTCCTGTAATAAAGGAATAGATCTTATAGTGTGAAGATTTAATATTTCACTACCTGGTGTGATAGGATTGAGTAGCCATATAAGTATGAGTTCAAGTGCCCACTTATTTACTGGTAGAGTACCTGGAGTACCTTTACCACGATTAAGTACACTCTTATCATATATCTTATCATATACTATCTTAGGAGTATCACATAACAGGTAAACAGAATTACGGAATTCAAAGTAGGACATAAGACCTTTCCAGTTATTTTCATAGTTACATCTGGCATTATAATATATCAGTCCTCTTCTTAAATGTTCATAATACATCTTGGCTGTAATAGGTCTACCAGTGTATTCTGCTACTATCCTTTCAGTAATCCGGTTCATTATGAATGTAGAGGCAAGAGATTCAGTAGTTGACTCATCATGGTCGTATGTATCATTACCTGCAATATAAATACCATAAGGTATCTCACCATCAGAATTAGCAACAGGATGTTCCCATATAACCCAACAACCTTCTATCTCTGCTTTCTTGTCTGATGCCGGATACATCCTTATTGGTCTGGCATTAGGATCCGGAGTCCATTTTACTTTCTCAGTTTCAGGATCAATAGTGAATGATCCTATATATTCTGTTGATTCATACTTTTCAGGGAAGGCACGAAGTTCTTCAAGTTGTTGTTTGAGATCATTAATAGGAAAGATTGTTCCACCTACACGCATGCATGCTTCACTTGGAGTCTTAGGTTCTTCTGCTATATGTCTTATTACTGCTTGTGGATTCTTTGTACCTTTACGTACCTTATCTCTTTCTGAATCTACAACCCTTGATGCCAGTTCGATATCAGAATTACCATCATTATCCATAGCACCAGGATAGTTCTTAAGTACTGACGCAAAGTATCCACATCTTGTATTACCTGCAGCCTCATCCCATATATTATCTATCATATGGATATTATATGCATCTCCTTCATAAAATAACTGTTCCAACCCCATGAAGTCTGCTCCCTCTGTTCCTCCGGTTTGTTTAGTTATAAAGTTATTTGATGTAATTTTATCACATCTTATATATAAAAGTCAAGCTATTATTCCGTATCTCCTCACAATCCCGAGTAAAAAACTCACAAATCACCTTGTAAAACAAGCCTATTCTCTTAATCTAACCTGTGGATAAACACTCGTTTTTACACCCTAAAAATGGTAAAATATAGGTATCAATGAGAGGACATCTATCAAAAGAAGTAAGACTACAAACTTCAATTACTAGACTTAAAAAAGGAATGGAAAAACTCCGAGTAG